AGACATACGAGCACAAAAACTTTTTCTGCGTGGATTTCCAACTTCTTTTGAAGGTGGTTTAAGGTCAGATCCTGGATTTGCCTTTTCATAAGATTTGCGTCCCTTTTCATTTAGTCCGCCTTTTGGATTCTTACCCTCTTTATTTTGCCATGCCTCACCCTCTTCCAACTCAACTTCTTCACCCATAGTCTTTACATAATTTTTACTTGGTCCTGGTTTTGCAAAACTCCCCCCTTGGGGTCCAAATGCTTGAATTAATGGTTGTCCTGGTTGAATTTCAGAAACTGAATGATAAACAACCATTGATCCGGGATAAACTTTTTGAAGTTCATTATTAATTTCTTTTCTTGAAGGAATTTTTACCTGGGGGAAAAACATCTTCATTGCATAATATTTACCTCTCCAAGAAAGAGTGACTGCAATCACATTGCCAGTTTGCGCCTGAAGTCTTGTTGCTTCATCTATTTCTATTTGAGTCTTAAAACCTTTAATTGGTTCTGGTTGAATTAAATCAACAACTTCCGCAAAAGTATTCCCTTCAGCATCCTCTATGGTTACATCTTCCGCCTTTACGCAGTTTGGATAACGCTTTCCAAACATTGTTTTCATACCTTTCTTTTTATAACCAGGCCAACATTTTTCTACCACAAATTCATTTGTAATTTTATCAACTAAGGTTTGTTCTTTAATTTTTGGAAGTTCTGGAGTTGGACCCAATTTTTTAGAAGCAACTTCCTTTTCTCCTCCAACACCGCTTTTTGCTAAAGACCTTATTTTTTCTCTTTTTCTTGCAGTTTTATGTGATGACGGATCAATGGTAAATCCAAAAGATTCTTCCATTTCTCCACTTGCAACATAGTCTGCTGCAGTATCAATATAATCTGCTGCTTTGGTAATCTTTGATTGAACCCATGCTTCTAAAGATCCTTCACCTTTACCTACCTTCTTTTCAAGTCTTTTAGCAGCGTCAATAATATTTTTAAGTTCAGATCTAGCCATTGAATATTCTTGATCTTTTACCGAAACCTTATCCCATGCTTTTTCGCCATAAGAACATTCGGATCTTGTTTCTCTTTTATCACATAAAGGACAATATCTTTCTTCTTCATGTGCAGTTTCTTCTGATTTAGTCCCCCAATTTGCAGCACCAACTTTACGGCATTTTACTAATGCTCCAGATGCATATGCACTAGGCCAAACATCATATCTAGATTTTACTTTATGATAACAAGCGTCCTTTTTTCCACTACCTTTTCCTTTTTTATCAGATTCTTCATTCATTTTTTTCTTCCTTCCTTGACAATGAGCTCTCTGAGAAAATCCTTTAGGGTTGTCGCAATCTATAGATTTTTTATATTTATCGGACCAATCTTCTTTAACAGGTTTTTCTGGTTTATCTGTAGAAACATATGTTGGTTTTGCAGCTCCTGTTTTTTGCTGCTGACCTGGATCTGCTGCTTTTTTTCTTCTTGCTGCAGAAAGTCTCTGTGCTTTAGTCATACTTGCTCTTTTTGATGAAGAAACACATTTTGGTGTTCCCTCACCTGGTTCATCGCTTGCACAAGTTCCACCAGTTACAACATTTACCCATCCAGATTTTCCATCTTTTGATTTGGATTTGCCAAACCAATCGCGAAGACCTTCTTCAGTAACATCTTTAAATTTTTTGTGATGCTTTTTAGCATCTGCTTCCATTTTTTTCAGACGAGTATAATAATCTGGAATTTCGTCAAGATGCTGTAAAGCAATATCACGGGCAAGTTCGTGGTCTTTAGTATGCTCATGCTCAATTGGTTCTCCCATATCAAGTTGCCTTTGTATGAAAGAAACATCAAGACGATGTTTCTTTGCAATTTGCTCAACTGTTTTATGGGACTTAAATTTAGACATCGACCGATAGTATTTTTTCTATTTATTGGTCTAGAGACCCTTCAGAACTTTGTTGTTTTAATAACTTTGCTAATTCTGCAGTAGAACCGACAAAAAGTGCATTATTTACTGTAGTTGGACCTTTTGGTTTGTCTTCTTCAATATCTTTTATCTTCTTTTGTAAGTCCATTAATTTGTCTGTTGCATCAGCAACATTTTTAATTAACTGCCCCGCAACTTCATATGCTCTAGGCATTTCACTTTCTTGAGCTAATTCTAAAATACCATTAATTGCTTCTTGACCTTTCTCAATCAATGAATACAAGTTACCTCTAGTGTACTCATAATCTTTTTTTATGTCGTTATTTGCATTATTAATGGTTTCTATTTTTTCTTCAACTACCTCTGGATTTTTTACTATCTCAGTAGAAACATTAAAAGTTTCATTTAAGTCTTTAAATTTTTTTGTCATTTTCATGATATTGTACCACTAAATCCAAAATCATCTCCCACTTGTATTAGAGCGTCATCAGCATCTGTTATCTTTTTAACTGGAGAACCTAAAACATGAGCAGATGCAACAGTTTTATCAGCACCTCTTACAACGGTTAAAACATTACCAGTTTTTGATTTCACTAACATTTCTTCCTCATCAATGTAGATGTAAGTATTACTACTAATATTTGATGAGTCATTAACCGAAATTGATGTATCTGTTGCGGATACATCAACAGATAAATTAGTAGTTATTTGGCCAGTATAATTTTTAGTTGCTCTAGGTTCAACACTGTAAACAATTTCTCTTGTTGGAGTTTTTGTAGTATCTCCAGAAATAAGTCCAATAGAAACTCTTCTGATAACATCCGAAGAAGCAGAAGAAATAGGACCAAAAAGATATGTTTTTGCAGTAAATCTCAAAGTATAAATTAATGATCTTCTAGTAGAAAAGTCACCCTCATAATCATCGGACATTGAAATACTATTCAATACAACGGGAATATCTCTTTTTTCCCCAATTTGTTCTACTAAGTCAATTGTCATCGTATAAGCTGGTTGAAAATATGGTAAAATTTGCTCAATAATTTGAAGCATATCATCATTCAACTTAGTGAATATACTAACTTCAAAATCTAAATTATATGGAACTGGTAAATATGACTTTTTTTGTTGGGTTTTATCGGTTACTGAAGTTGTTAAAAATGTTTGAGTAGTTGTCGCTTTTCTTGATGAATCGTATGACAATCCAACCAATTCAAATGACATTCTAGGTAAACTTATTTGAATTGGTTTATTGAGGTCTGGTGATTGCTCAATTCTTGCTAAAAATTTCTGTGTTGGTCCATATGCCAAAGGAACTTTAATAACACTAACCGTGTTATCATTGTTATTTGTGTGTTTGATAGAAATATTGTTAAAAAGAGAACCAAAGGAAACTACAGTTCTTCTTAATATTTCGTGATAAAAATACTCAAACATTTTAAAAAAATCTATTTGGTAAATTCAATTTAGATATGAATTTAATTATTTATGGATTTCCGAATGGATTACTTTCAGTAAAGTCTATTATTAAATCAGATTCACCTTCTATCTCTTCATTTTGAGCATATGGATCTGTTTTATTATAAGAATCTTCAATTCTTAATTGATAAGAAGCTCCACTTTTTGCGCCAACTATTCTTTCTCCTGTTTTGAAGGTTCCAGATATTTTATGTACTTTTAATTCTTTAGTGACTGCGTTCCAAGAATTTACTTTTGCTGTTGTATTAGTAATGGATCCAGTTACCAATTCATTAAAAATATAAGTTCCGATTCCGGAAGTTGGTGAAGATTCGATAGTTATTGTTGGATTTGAGGTATAACCTATTCCAGCATCTATGAGTCTTATTTGAGTTATTGATCCGCTAGAGTTTATTACTGCATAACCTTTGGCAGTTGTTCCTATACCAGGACCACTAAAGGTGACTGATGGTGAAGTAGTGTATCCAGACCCACCACTTGTTACTGTAACTACTCCAACTATACCATTACCAATGACTGCTGTTGCTGCTGCTCCCGCACCACCACCTCCAACAAACACAACACTTGGTGTCACCGTGTAACCAGCTCCAGAATTGCTAAGTTGAACTCCTTGAACTTTTAAGGAACTAGTTCCATTACAATCTATTAATCCACCAATCATTGTTGCAATACCAACTGCCGTAGTTCCTCCTGATGGCGCTGATGATATTGCAACTTTTGGTGCAGATGTATAACCATTACCCCTATTTGTAATTCTTACAAATCTAATTCCACCATTTACTATAGTAGCAGCTGCTGTTGCAGTTGATGCTGATCCAACCAAAGTTAGTGTTTGGATGTATCCTTGATCTTGTATATTATCATCTATTTGCTCTATAGTAGTGTCAACAACTTCATCTTCATATCTGAATAATTCACATCTTAATTCGTATACATAATTTTTTTGAAGTTGATAGAATGGTTGTTCATGTTCGACATATTTAATTTCAAATAACCTATCTCCCAACGGAAAATAAATTAAATCTCCCTCTTTTGGTCTGGTCGATAATTTTATATTTGGCATATTTTTTGTAAGAGGAGATATGTAATTATCAAATCTCTCTCTAGAAATAATCAAACTCAAATCATCTAATTCTTGAATTCCAAACTTTGATAGAATAGTTCCTGCGCCACTATACCCTTCATAGCTATTAAGATATGCCTCTAAAGGAAAAGCATTTTCAAATTTTGATTCTATAACTTCCTTTATTATTGTTTTTTCTGTAATATATGCTCTTGGTAAATAATAAATTTCAACACCATACATCCTTAGTTGTTCATTTATTAGATCTTGAATAAGATCTTGCTCTGTTCTAGATCCTTGAAGAAAAAATGGATTGAGCATATCTTATCCTATCATATCTAATGGTGGAAGTTCATAAGTGTTAGACATTTTTTCCATTAAAATGTCAATTTCTCTTTGAGCGTCATCGTACATTTGTCTGCCATTTAATTCAACTCCACCTGGAAGTTTGACGCCAGTAAATTTCATCATATTTTGTCCCCACTGTCTTTTAATTAATGAAGTTAAATATGGTTTCACAAAAGAATCATTCCAAACTCTACTATAATCATTTGGATCTAAAACTGAATAGCAATCAATGACAATGTATTGATTATTAGTTACAGTTGACCAATCAATATCCAAATATAATCTATCTTGTCTCTTGTTAAATCTAATTTGTTTTTGTGTATTGAGAAGAAAATCTAAATCTTCAAGGTAAGTTTTTACCATTGCATAAGATAAGAGTTCTGTGCTACCCCAATAGTAAACATCATTTAAAAATAATTGATACTTTACACTAAACATATTGTGCGTAATAGTATTAGCACTATCAAAAAGAAATATTTTATTTACACCTAATACTGATGGAGGGATTTGAAGATAATTACTGTTTTCTTCATATGTAAAAGTCGTTGTCACTCCAACTATAGTTGTTGTGACACTTGTTGATGCTATTCCTACTGCAGGTCCGGTTCCACCTCTTGCTCGGCCCCTATTAATATCATTTTGATTTATCTTGTACTTATAAAATGTAGGATATACACCATCAAAATGTCTTTCTTGAAAAAACTGAATGGCGTCATCTACTAGATCATCAATTTGCTCATCTGCAACATTAATTTCTAAAACTGGTGCTCCCAGTTTTCTTTTACAATAATCTATTAGTTCTTGTCTAGTAGATGGTTGCGACATTTATCTTCTCTTTTAAAATATTTATGATTTAGATATTAAAAGTTGAGATACAACCTCTTGCTGCTTTAAATATAACTTATAATAGCATTTAGCAATATTTTTTGCATCTTCAATATCAGATATACTATCTATTTCTGAAGAAACTTTAAAGTATTCAAAACTTTTGCTTAAATTTTCAAGTTCTATACTATCTGGATTCATTTAACAAACTCCTTAGTAAACTTTTTATTTCATCAAGATCACTTTTCATATTAGCAACATTTTCTTCAAGGGATTGTATTTTTAGATTCTCTTTTTCTTTTAATTTCTTTTGCAAAATATACGCATTGTAATCTGACATACTAGTATTAACTACCGCTTGAGTTTTATCGTCTCTTATTAAATTTGAATGTCCTGTAATTTTTGAATGACTCATAGTTTATCATGCTAAAGCAATAACTCTTAAATCTTTAACTCTAGGTGGATATGCTTGATTTGTTGAAGTTCCGACAAATTTAATACCAAAATATCTAAATGGTGGAAGATTGTCAATTGTGAATTCATACTCCCTAAAGTCTAAAATATCACCATCAAATCCAATGACATCTGTTTTTGATACCATTTTATCTGGAGATCCATCATTGTTTGCTAAATTAATAATTTCTCCAGTTGAAGTTAAGTTTTTATATCCTGGGAATGGATAATAAATCATCTCCGAGTTTGGATCATCTGTAATTGAATAAAAACATCTGATATCATTTTGAGTATTAATATAAGCATTCATATAAACTTTAATAGATGATGCTGGGGTCTCTAGTGATATTGGTTTAGTTGCATAAACAAATGATGATGGATCTCCTTCTAAAGTTGATGTTCTATTATCAGTTATATAGTTTGATATTGGATTGTTTACTCTGTTTGAAATAAACATCACAGCAACTCTATCCAAATCAATAACAGGAGAAATATATGCGTTAGTTGTGGATAAATTTAAATTAAGTGTAAATGATTTATTTGCTGGTAAATTTGTAAGTTTTGAAGATTCATTTACTTTTGAAGAAACAATTCTTGGTGTTGAAAAATAATTAGTCGCATTCAAGTTAATTTGCTCAAAACCTTGATCTATAAATGAAATTTCATTTCCACCTATGCTACTTCCTGAAACTGATCTAATTGATGCATTGACATTAGTTCCTCTTAATGTCATAGTTTGAACTATTGGTTTTGCGAGTTCAAAAGGAATATTTTGTGTGGCATTTATAGAACTTCCACCAGTTGATTTAGTTTCATTTAAAAATAGTTTTGGATGTCCCGTGGATGTAGATCTATTCGTCATTGTAGAATTTTGATCAGACATATCAAGTTTTATATGATAATAATCCAAATCAAGTGGATTAGAAATAGTGGCGTTTGATAAATCATGGGTTTTATTAATTCTTCTTAAAGAAACTCCAGATAACTCATACTTATAAATTAAACTTCCAGCATCATGAATGAATGACTTAGTTTGATCAACACCCCTTGTAATTCCTGTTAGTTTTGGTGGAGATGTTGTCGAATTGACTCCAGTATAAGAAATAATTTCATCTTCAATTTTAATGTATCCTGGATTTGTAGCTCCTACTGATACATTTTCAAAAGTTTGAAAGTTGGCGATCGTTACACTTTCTACTTGAATATCATCATTTGATGTTGCTGAATAATTTGCAAATAATTTAGTTGGTTTTAAGTCTGATACTACATTTGAAACGGCAACCAAATTATTTACAGAATTCATTCCATGATTCTTATGATTAACTTTTAAATGTAGTCCATCAGATAAAGTTATTATACCATCTGTGGGTATAGTAACATTTCCACCAGTTCCATTTAAATCAGTAGTAATTCCTAAATTATTAATAAATCTAATAGTTTTTCCTATTCCGGTTAAATATTCTCCTTGCACTTGATCTATTATTAATTCATTTACGCCAGAAATTTGAGATACCGACAATCTTAAATTTCTACCTAAGTTTTTAGATCCAATAGTAGTAATACCCAGAACATCTCCAACAGAATAACCAGTTCCTCCATTTGAAATTGTTGCTGCAACAGCAACACCATTGGATATTGTTATATTTGCTGCGGCATCTCTTCCAGAACCTGTTATACTATTCAATGAAACATTTGTAAAAAGATAACTGCCTGATGATGGTGTATAACCTATACCAGAATTAATAATTCTTAAAGTGCTAAATGCAGATCCAGCTGACCCAACAAAATTGCCAGTTGCATTGCTATTTTGTTGAATTATTGTATTTCCTGGAGATGGTAGTTTTGAATCTGCAATGGTTGTTCCTATACCTACTTTAATTTTTTTAGATGAAATTTCTAAAGAATCTTTGACTAAAGTTGCAACCTGATCATTTCCAACACTTAGATCTGGATTATAGAAATTTATATTTCCACTTCCAACAAAATTTGCTCTGTATAATTTAAACTTTAAATCTTCTAATTGGCTTGGAGTCCAAGTGGATCCATTTTGTGATTTAAATAAAGATCCACTCAAAGGTTGCTTCGAAACTAATACCTGTTGATCTTCGGTAAGATTTGAAGTACTAACTTCAACTTCTGATAATCTAGCAATCCATACATTATATACACTGGAATTTGAAAGTATTGCTAAAGCATGAAATTGTTTTCCCGCCAAATAAATTGGAGAGTCAAATGTAACTCTAGTTGGAATCGATGCGTCCGCAGAAATGTTTACATTTTTGGGATCAATAACAACCTCCCCAAAAGGATGTATTTCATTTGTGGGTACACCCAACTGCATCGGTCTCAATTGAACTGTAACAGGAAGTTCCGAATCTCTGGAGTAAAAATATAAATCAACAGAAGTTACAAAAATACCGCTCTCGGGTTCTACATAAAAGGATTGTGCTAAAGGATCTATTATTTTCATTTTAATTGCTTAGTTGTTGGATGATAACTCCACTATACTGTATTTATTTCTCATTTTACTTAGTTATTTTTTATCTTTTTTCCCCTTATTTGCAGGAGCAACTGTGATTGCTTTTGGTATTACAGTGGTAAGACCGTTTGGACCTGTTGTTCTCACATCTCTTACAAAATCTTTTTGTATTTGCTTAGCGGCGCTGGTGCCAAAGAATTTAGTATTTTGTGTTGTAGGAATCGCGCCTTTTGCTTGATTAGTTTCTTTTAGTTGAGTAGATAATGCTGCATAATTTTTATCGGTTGTAGTAACTTTTGCACCTTGTGCATTAAACGCTTGTTCTGCTTTATTGGCACCAATTTTCTTCTTGAGTTCTCCATAAGTAACTTCTTTACCATTATATTTAATTGTTGTTAGAGGAACAGAATAATATGGTTGATTGCTACCTTGGAGTTGCTTACCAAAAAGACCTCCTACAAATTTATCTCCACCAACGCCAAACTGACCATAACCTAGTCCAGCTGCATTTACATTTAAGAATTTGATACCGGCAGTTGATTTTGGTTCAACAGGTGTCACTGATGTTGGTTCTGGTTGAGGTTGTGGTTGAGGTTGTGGTTGTGTCGTTGGTACTGGATCGGGTGACCACGATGGAATGGGTTGATTTTGAATTGGTGATGGGAACACCGGTGTTGGTTCTGGTTGTGGTTGAGGTTGTGGTTGAGGTTGTGGTGGTTCTGGTGGTGGTGGTAAAGTATTTCCAACGATAGTTGTTGCAACTACCGCAACAGGTCCAGTAGAAACCTCAGATCTACTTTCTGTTATTGTCTGAGTTTCAGTTCTAGCAGTTCTGACAGATAATACATTTTCTTGTACCCTATTAATTTTACCCTCAGAATAGAATCTTTCCTCTGCACTTGTAATTGTAGAATCAATTGAAGAATTGGTTGGACTGCTTGTTATTCTGAAAAGTTTTGTGCCTGTTTGGAAACTTGGATTTCCAAAAACATTTGGATTTGGAATGAAGAAAGATCCTATTACTACTCCATTAGTATCAGTAATTAATCTAATATTTGTTATTACTGCTTCAGCACCACTCGTATTTCCTCTAAGTTTCATTCCGGTTTGAATAAATCCAAAGAAATCACCGAGAGCTTGTTGTGAAAGACTGAATGTGTCAATGTTCAAAATTGATGATGTTGATGAATAATCTGTTGGAATATTTTGTGCTGAATTATATGGATCTTTTGTAAAGACTTCTGTTGGTAAATTATAAGGTCCATATTTGTGATTTGAATTTGCTACTCTAAAAGTAATCTTTGGTGTAGAAGATTGGACTCCCAAAATCTCAGCTCCATCACTAACAACACCTTGTACAGTTTCGCCCACTTGGAATGTTCCTGAAACCATGCTAATTTCTAATAGTTTTGGAACTATAAATTTATTAACATCAAGACCACTAAAGAATGTGTAAACTCTTGTTAGTGGTTTTAATCTCTTGGCAACAAATTCAATATTCCTAGACCTCATGAAAGGACTTATATCAGAACTTAAAACAGTATCACCCAAAGAAACATACTTAGTATCTTCTTTAGTAATTTTTCTAATACCACTTCTTGTACTTGTGCCAGTTTTAGTTATTGTCTCTAAATCTTCCTTAATGATGTAATATCCAACATTAACTGTTCTTGAATCTTTTGCTGTAGTTGAACCTGTCCAGACAGTTTCCCAAGATCCCCAAGTTACTGGTCCAAATCCAGTTTGTTTATCTAATTCTGAAGCAGTAATTTGAGATTCTGACTGAATATAATTTGTTGCCACTTCTGTTGAATTTGCAACAAGTCTTACGACATCAACCCAAACATCTGAAGATGGGGAAAGATTAATTGTCCCACCATAATAACCAACTCTATATGGAGCAACACTTTCTACTCTAGTTGCATATGGTTGATTTATTTCTTCTACTTCCAAATAATCTAAGGTAATTATATCATTTGTTTTTTTAATGTTAGTTCCTATTAAGTCAGTAACATATCTAGAATCTACTTGGGAACTTGGAGTTGCACCTAGTCCAATGAGAGAATTGGATCCCAAGATCAAATCAACTAGTGTATTATAAGGTGCTGGTCTCAATTCTGAATTAGGGACATCAATACTGTTCTTTACTATTGTTACTTTTTTCTGTGAAGATGTTGTAGAAAAGTCATCAACAAAAAATCCAGATTTAAAACGATTTAAACCATTGACATCTCTAATAAAAAGATTTGAAGTATCTGTTTCTAATAAAGAAAGTGAGGTATAATACTCTAAATTTTTAATTCTATTCTCAAGAGAATAGATATCTTTCATTCTATATCTCTTGTGTTCGGCAAGATTTAGACTTGCATCGTTTATGTTGCACAAATATGCTGGTAATGTAATAGTTGCTATATCTAAAGCATCTTCAATTCCAATTGGTGGTTGTGGATTATCTGCAGGTTCCCCTTTATTTAACTGGAATATTCCATCTTTAGTTAAATAAATTTTATCTACTCTTGGTAAATAATAAGAATAATTTAATAAAATAGATTCATCGGAAGCCAAAACATTAGATGCAGAATTTCCACTAGAAGTAAAACTTCTAGATCTAAATTCAAATGGAGATAATGAAGATGTTGTAACTGTAAATTCAGAAACTCTTGGTCTAATATCTAGAATATCACTATTCCTAATACCATTGACGGAAGGTATGTCACAATAATCAAATTGGTTATAAGAATTTGCAGTTGTTATATTTCCATCATCGGAGGAAGAGAAACTAGCAGATTCAAATACTACTTTCAACTTTCTAATAGGTTCTTTTGTTGTTGATTTTCTAGTGATTCTAGAATAATCGTATATTGTATTTCTTTGTCCATTATCAAAAATATAATTTGAAGTAATATTGTTATCTCCAGTTTCAAAAGAAGTGATAACCGCTGTTATTCCAGACTCTTTAAAAGTAATTGTCTCATCAACTCTGAATTTATCAGAATTTGCTGGGACATATGATATTTTTATTGAATTTAATTTTTCTGCATAAACACCAACAGCACCACTTATAGATCCAACAAATTCTTCTCCAATTAATAAATCATCTGTCTTATTAGTTGGGCCATCGATAGTTGTTAATGTTAAATTTGGTAGTTCTGGTTCTGAAGTATCATTAGATTCGTATATTCCGTATAATTTGGTTACATCAGGTTCTAATAAACAAATATCCTCATCCTGAACTCTTGTTCCATATGGATAAGTTCCATATGTTAAACCATCATTATTTGTAGTTGCTCCAACTCCAGAATATTGATATTTTGACTTGTCTACAATAATTGTTTTAATTCTATTTTTATTTTTAACTTTCGATTTAATATCAATTTTTCTTAAAGTACCTATTAATCTTCCGGTGCCAGAACTTGTTTGTAGACCATTTATTGTCAATTCTCTTCCGCCATTACCAAAGACAAGTTTATCTGAGCTTAAACTTTCAGTTAATCCAGAATCTGTAATTAAAACATATCTTTCCTCATCAAACGGTAAGAAAGTTTCATCCGATTCTGCAGATACGGTATTTGTTGAATTTGATGAAATAGTTACATTGTATTGATTTCTCACCGTCAATGAAGATTCGGTTAAATCTACGGAAGCAACATTTCTATTTGGTAATGTTGTATATAAATTATTATCTAAAGAAGATTGGAAATTAGAATATAATATTCTAAAATCACTTGGATTTATATCTGAAGTCGGTAAACCACCATCACAGACTCCACTGACAGTAGTAACGCCAGATATTGTAATAGAACTTTGAGATACTGAATTAATTTTTGCAAAAGTATTTACAGAAAGTCCTGGATTTGAAAAAGCTACAATGTTCCCTACTGTAGCAATTCCAGTAAAAATATAATTAGATGATGTTACTGTGCTTATTCCACCGCCAGCAGCAGTAATTTTAACTTGTCCAACATCTGAGATTGTAGATAATTTTATATCAGATGTAAATGTAGATCCGCTTCCAACAATACCATAAAGTGATTTAACATCATTTGTTGAATATGCCGTGATTGCTGTAGAAACTCTAGTATTTTCGATACCGTCAAAAATTAACCTTTCACCAATTACAAAAGTACCTTTTGTATTATATGCGGTGATAATTCCTGAATTAGATGCGTCATATCTTAAAAATCCAACAGCACCACTAGACTTACCCTTAATATAAGTGGGTGTAGTTAAACTAATAGGTTCATTTAATGAAATTTCTGTATAAGTTTGTATATCATACAAAGAAATATCCCATTCATTAGAATCTGGTTGAGAAGTATTATATGATCCAGATTCTAATGCAAAATCATAAACTCTTGCAAGACCTATTTCTTTTCCCGAAGAGTTGGTTTGATTTGTCCCTACTCTAGAATCTCTTAAACTTACAGTATAAGATGTTGATATTCCTAGAGATGGTGATCCATAGACTCTATTTAAAGTATATGTTGGACCTGTTACATAATTTACGCTTTGATTTTGTAATAGTTTTGTTGTTCTTGGTTTTTCAAAATCCAAATATGTTGTTCCTACAACATCTATCTCATATCCACTCACAAATGCTTTAAGTGGAGAAATTATATAAGTACCTAAATCATCAGAAGCTTTGTTATTATTATATGTTACTTGATTATCTTTAAATACGCCACCATTTCCCTTTAAATCATCTAAAGTTTCTTTAACGGAGAGAGATGGGGATTTTACATAATAATTTCCAGATTCATCATAAGTTCTTCTTGCAAATTCTTTTTCAAGAATATTATAATCTGGATTATTAATTTGTTTTTGTATTATACCATTTCTAACTTCTAAAAGTTGAACAAAGTTTGGAGTAGCTTCTGGATTTTCTACATTTAAAGGAATTTTTGAAAGTATTGCTTGAATTGATAATCGATCTGCTCCAGGTGCAGCGTAATTTGAAAATCCTTGGGCATTATCATTTAAATCAATATCATCATCGGGAGTTATAATACTCTCAAATATTTCTAGTCCAACTCTATAGCTTGGATAATTTGAATATTGATCTAATAAAATAGTTTGATCATCTACAGTAACAAAATGACCTCTAAGATAGTAAACACCTTCGGAAATATTTACTGCTGATCCTATTGAGTTTGGATTTGATAAAATTGTAGCGGCAAATCCTTCATTTTGTTGAATTATTACATTTTTATCTCCAAAAATAGTGCTTTGCTCTGATATCCCATCTTCCACCAGCAAAACTTCATTCGAACCAAATCCTTGATAACTATTTGATAGTAGATCTGAATTTAAAAAATTAACATATAAAGTGTTATTATTTCTTTCCGAATTAGAAAAATCTAAAACACCAACAACTACAGCTCTAACTCCACTATTTACGCCACGAATTGTCTTCCCTATCAAATAAGGAAGATATTCTATTACATTAATACCAAGATAACTTTCTTGAATTTCTACTGCATAATAGTTGTCAATATAATTAATATTTCCGGGAATTACAATAGATCCTTCTTTGAAAAAATGATTTCCAAATTTTTCAATTTGATTTTGTAATAATGATTGAAGAGTGGTTAATTCTCTAGCTTGAACTGGATAACCGGGTTTAAATAAAACTTTATAATATTGACTTTCTGGGTCAAAGTCATCAAAATATGGAGAAACATTAAGGTTGGTTTGCTGTGGCATGATTCTTTAGAATTGCAAAATGACTTTGATATCTTCTTTTTGATTTGATGACCTAGTTATAGAAGGTCTGTTATCAACATATATAATGTTTCCAGAATATTTTTTTACTTCTGGATCAGAAACACCATTAATAAATGTTTGACCGACATAATACTTTCTATTATTTATTGTAGTAGATACACCAGTAAATGAAGTATCAATTCCTAATCCACTTATACCTGAGGAATTAATGGTCAAAGATCCACCTGTGCTTGGAGATGATGTAAACCTATGCATTTTAAATCCATAAATTGAATTTGGGTTTTTTGTACCATCACTATTAAATCCAACTAAAGTTCTATCCTGCCAATATTTTAAAACACCAGTATTTTTATCATAAGAAACAACTCTACCTACAGCTGTAGATCCTATTCCTATTGTTTGAGTGATAACGCTATCGTAAATAAAATTCGCAGTACTATAAGCGATTCCAACAAGTTTTAATGCAGATAAAGCACTAGATTTGTCTTTATTTAAAATTTGATTTGATCCAAACGCTAACGGATTTTCTACTATTCCAACCCTTGCAATTTGATTACCAACAATAAAATCTGGATTTTCTAAATCATTTTCTATTCTAGAATATACTAAAACTCTATACGCACCCAATTCTCTATAAATGTCGTATCCATGGCCATTTTGGGGAGGAATAATGACATCAAAAACTGGAGGTGTTGATCCAGCGGGAACTCCTCCGGCAGATAAATTTACAGTTCCATATGAGTATCCAGAACCGCCATTTGTAATAATAGCGGATTGTACTCTAGAGTCGCTATTAATCACTATGGTACATTCTGCTCCAGTTCCATCTCCATTTATAGGAACCCTAGTGTATGTTCTTCCTGCAGTACCAATTCCAGTTCCTCTATTAGTAACTGTTACAATTTTAATTTGACCGCTCACTTCCGCGTTATTTCTAACTGCAGAATAATCGCTGTTTGTCTCCCAATCAGAGGGAACTGGAATAAAATTAGTAGATTCAAACTTCACTAATTCATTCGGTTTAATAGTATATAAGTATTTCCAGATGTAACCATCTTCACTATCGCCAGCAGACCTTGGCTCTAAATCAGTAAAAGTTGGTTCGTCTAAAGAAGGTTTTCCTTTTGGATTTTCTGGGTCAACACCATTATAAAGACATATATAAACTCTATAATCACTATTAACTACATAAAAATTTGATGCATATAAACTAGTTGCATTTGAAGGTACTGATAAATTTGTTCTACTAATATCATGTCTATACATATCATAGACAGTTCCAGAACTCCAAGTAATTTTTCTTATTACCTGTCTGACATCACCCGGCAAAATCTTTTTTAATGCAATTATAGTGTCCCAATAATCATTTTCCTGATCAAAATTATCTTTTGGTGATGGTGGAACAGAGTCCCAATTAGAATCATAATCTGTTGCATTCGGTAAACCTACAAAAGTATAATAACCGTTTGCAGAAGAAGTTGCTGCCGCAACAAAGTTTTTTGCGTTTAATATTCTAATTTGATCAGTTATAATTGCAGACATTTTGCCGTTTTTTTATTTATTTATGAATATTATTGCAAAGTAGTTGAATAACCAACATATCTCAAAGGATTAATTCTTTGGATAACCGCAGATGTTGACAAACCTGATATTCCATTATTTGTGTATGAAGTAAAAGATTTTGGTCTCTTTCTAACAGTGGTATTTATTTTACCCCAACTATATTCGCCATAGAAAGCACTATATCCCATTCCAGATAATCCATTATAATCTAGGACACTTACAATCACTCTTGACACATTTGTTATTCCAACTCCAGGGACACTTGTTTGCGCTATAGAAACTGATGCAACTTTGTAAACATTATCCAAACAAGATGTCCCAACTCCAACTATTGAAGAGGATGAATCTAAAGATGTTATTCCATAACCAATGTTAGAATTAAAAATAGTAAAGTAATAGTCTGTTTTAATTCCACTTATTCCTGTAGTAGCTACTCCAACATTAATATTTGTGTTTCGTAAGTAAGACTCTGTTGGTACAAATAAATCAAATATAATTCCAGTTGAAGCTATTCCAACAGATGTTGTCTGAACACCAACAATAATTCCAAAATCACCTTCATAAGTAACATCTTCAATTTTTTCTGTTTTGGGTGATGGATAAGAAATTAAAACATAAGGTGGTTTTGATTGAGTATATCCAGATCCTGGGTTTGTAATTGTGAATGAAGTTACAATCCCCGATGATATTGATGATGCCACTAAACAAGTGCTTCCAATTCCAGTAGGAGATGAAATAGTAACAGATGGTGATGTGGTAAATCCAAGTCCGCCATTTGTTAACGAAATAGCAGATATTGTTCCTGCAATAGAAACTACTGCCGTAGCAGATGCTCCAACTAAACTATCTTGAGATGTTATTAATATTTTTGTTTTATATGGAACCGTTGCATTTTCTCTTAGGTCATCGAAGAAAATCTTTGCATTTTGTACAAAAATCTCTGTTGAACCTACACTAACATTCTGTATAATATTAGTGGTTGGTTGAATTAATGACTCATATAAAATTCTATCTTTGCCAACTTCTTTTCCATTGACAATCTTATCTTCAGTTTGTTTGCACCAAACTACAGGTCTTACTAAATTTTCATCTAAAGATAGACCAACATCTGAATATGGATTAGTCTCAACGCTATCTGACGAAACAATATCAGTCACTAATCTTTCATTTTCTTTCAATGAAATAGAATCGCCGTTTATCCTCAGATTATCTCCAACTTTTACAGATTCTAGAATATCTGCAAAAACAACATCAACTTGACTGGTTCCTTTGTAGAATATAATCTTACAAGAATCACCTTCTTTTGGTGCTTCCGTAAATGTAATTATAC